AGTTCAAGACCATCCACGACCAGGTCGGCACGCTGGCCCGGCTGTCGACCACCGACAAGACCAGTCTGGTCTCGGCGATCAACGAGCTGCGCGCGCAGTTCGACAAGATCGCCAGCGCCGCGCTGATCGATGACGCCAACGCGGCGGGCACCACGACCACCTTCTCGGCGTCCAAGATCACCGGCCTGCTCGACGCGCTCAAGGCCGACCTGCTGGGCGGCGCGGACGCGGCCTTCGACACCCTCAAGGAACTGCAGGAGGCGATCCTCAAGGACCAGAGCGGCATTGCCGCGCTGCTGGCCGCCGTGGACCGCCGTGTGCGCTTCGACGCCGCGCAGGCGCTGACCGCCGACGAGCAGGCCCAGGCCCGCCAGAACATCGGCGCGGTCGCCGCCAGCGCCATCGGCGACCCCGAGACCGACTTCGTGCCGGCCTTCGAGGCGGCTCTGACCGGCGCCTGATCCGGCGGCCATGTCGCTGACCGGACACATCGCCGAGCTCGCCGCTGCGATTGCCCAGGAGGTCCGCGCCCGTATCACGGCGGATCACCCGGGCCTGGCCCGCGCCTGGGTCTGTTTTGGCACGGCTGGCAACCAGGCGGTGATCCGGTCGGCCTTCAACGTCCAGAGCGTCGCGCGCCTGGCTACCGGCAAGTACCGCGTGGTCTTCGCCGAGCCGATGCCCGACGACAACTACTGCTGGGTGGCCTTTGCCCGCAACGCTGGGCGCCAGTCGTCCATGAAGGCCGCCGCCGCCCGCGTGCGCGCCGAGGCCAAGACCGAGGCGTTTGTGGAGGTCATCTGCACGACCGCCGCCGGGACGCTATCGGACACGTCTGAATTCAACCTGATGGTTTACCGCTGAATGGCATACACCGAAGCGCAGCTTCAAGCGCTGGAGGCCGCGCTCGCCCGTGGCGAGCGTCGCGTCACCTTCCAAGACAAGACGGTCGAGTACCGCACGGTCGATGAGCTCAAGGTCGCGATCCGCGAGGTCCGGTGCGGCCTGTTCGAGCAGGCCGCCGAAACCGGCCTGTGGCCGGGCGCCCCGCGCCAGATCCGCGTCACGACCGGCAAAGGCTTTTGATGGCTCGGGCTGTATCTCGACCCTCTGGGCGAACATCTGGCGGCTGGTTCGGCCGGATCCGAAGCCTGTTCGGCCAGGCGCCGGTCCACGAGGCCGCCGGCCGGGGTAGGCGATCGCTCGCCTGGCGGCCTGGCAATCCGGGCGCGGTGGCGGCGCTGCTCGCCAGTGGCGAAGACCTGCGCATCAAGAGCCGGGATCTGGTCCGGCGCAACGCGTGGGCGCAAGCCGGCATCGAGGCGTTCGTCGCCAACGCGGTCGGCACCGGCATCAAGCCACAGAGCCTGTCCACCGACGATGCCTTCAAGGCCGACGTGCAGGCGCTGTGGCGGGACTGGACGGCAGAAGCCGACGCCGCCGGTCAGACTGACTTCTACGGTCTGCAGGCGCTGGCCTGCCGCGCCATGCTGGAAGGCGGCGAGTGCCTGATCCGCCTGCGCCCGCGACGCCCCGAGGACGGCCTGACCGTGCCGCTGCAGCTTCAACTGCTGGAGGCCGAGCATCTGCCGATGACCCTGAACGTCGATCTGCCGTCCGGGAATGCGGTGCGCTCTGGCATCGAGTTCGACGGGCTGGGGCGGCGTGTGGCCTACCACCTGTACCGCTCGCATCCGGACGATGGCCGGTTGGCGCCGATGTCGGGGCAGGGCGGGCTCGATACGGTGCGGGTCGACGCGAGCGAGATCATCCACCTGTATCGCGTCCTGCGTCCGGGCCAGATCCGGGGCGAGCCGTGGCTGTCGCGTGCGCTGGTCAAGCTCAACGAGCTCGACCAGTACGACGACGCGGAGCTCGTGCGCAAGAAGACCGCGGCGATGTTCGCCGGCTTCGTCACGCGCCAGAGCCCCGAGGACAACCTGATGGGCGAGGGTTTGCCGGACGAGGCCGGCATCTCGCTGGTGGGGCTGGAGCCGGGGACGCTGCAGATTCTGGAGCCGGGCGAGGACATCAAGTTCTCCGATCCGGCCGATGTCGGCGGCTCCTATGGCGAATTCCTGCGCACGCAGTTCCGCGCGGTGGCCGCGGCGCTGGGCATCACCTATGAGCAATTGACCGGCGACCTTACCGGCGTCAACTACTCCTCCATCCGCGCGGGGCTGCTGGAGTTCCGTCGTCGCTGCGAGATGGTGCAGCACAGCGTGCTGGTGCACCAGATGTGCCGCCCGGTGTGGGCCGCCTGGATGAAGCAGGCGGTGCTCTCCGGTGCGCTGATCGCCCCCGGCTTCGCGCGCGGCGGGGCCGCCCGCCGTCGCCAATACCTGCAGGCGAAGTGGATCCCGCAGGGCTGGCAGTGGGTCGACCCCGAGAAGGAGTTCAAGGCGATGCTGCTGGCCATCCGTGCCGGCCTGATGAGCCGCTCGGAAGCCATCTCGACCTTCGGCTACGACGCCGAGGACATCGACCGCGAGATCGCCGCCGACAACGCCCGAGCCGACGAGCTCGGCCTCGTTTTCGATTCCGACCCGCGCCACACCGCCAAGGATGGCGCTCCTGCCGTGTCCCGCGCGGATGCCAACGCAGGCGAGCCCGTCGCCGCCTGAAGGATTTCCATGACCCTGTTGCCTCATCTGGCGACACGCCTCTTTGGCGTGCCGCTGGCGATTGATCGCCCCAAACTTGACGTGATCCTGTCGGTGCTCGGCCCACGCGTGGGCCTGGCCGGACTGGCGCCACCGGGCGACTACACGCCGCACGAACGGAATCCGGTCCGTGGCCATGCCCAGATCGCCGTGATCCCGATCCACGGCACGCTGGTGCGGCGCACCGTGGGCCTGGAGGCCGAGTCGGGGTTGGCCAGCTACACCGCGATCGGCGATCAGTTGGACGCGGCCCTGGCCGACCCCGGCATCGCCGCCATCTTGCTCGATGTCGACAGCCCCGGCGGCGAGTCAGGCGGCGTCTTCGATCTCGCCGACCGCATCCGCGCTGCCGCCCCCATCAAGCCCGTCTGGGCGGTGGCCAACGACATGGCGTTCTCGGCGGCCTATGCGCTCGCCTGTGCCGCGTCGCGGGTCTTCGTCTCGCGTACCGGTGGGGTCGGCTCGATTGGTGTCATCGCCATGCACGTCGACCAGTCCGTCAAGGACGCAAAGGACGGCGTTCGCTACACGGCGGTGTTTGCCGGCGCCCGCAAGAACGACCTCAACCCACACGAGCCGATCACCGACGAAGCACAAGCGCAGCTGCAGGCCGAGGTGAGCCGCATCTACGGCCTGTTTGTCGCGACCGTGGCGCGCTACCGCGGCATTACGGCCGACGCGGTGGCGGCAACCGAGGCAGGGCTGTTCTTCGGGCAGGACGCTGTCGCCGCCGGCCTGGCGGATGCCGTCGGCACTTTCGACGACGCGCTCGCCCAGCTCACCGCATCCCTTTCTCCCACTGCGCCGGCTATGGCTGCGCGCAACCCCTCTCTCAACCTCCAGATGGACTGCTCCATGACCACTCAACCTGATCCCGCCGCTGTCAGCGTGCCGGCTGCGGACGCTATCGGTGCTACTGCCCAACCCGCGGTGGTTGCATCGCCCCCCGCATCGCCGGCAGCCCCTGTCGCCAGCCATACCGACGCCGTGGAGATCGCCCAGCTGTGCACGCTGGCTGGCCGCACCGACCTGATCGCGGGCTTCCTCGAAGCGCGCGCCACGCCCGAACGCGTGCGCAGCCAGCTGTTGGCTGCGCGCGCCGACGCATCGCCCGAGATCGCCAGCCGCATCGATCCGCACGCGCAGGCGGTCTCTGCCGATGCCAGTTACCCCGCCTCTCCCCGTAACCCGTTGCTCCAGGCCGTCAGGAAGCGCCTGGGCATCCAGTAACTGAACCCCATGCCTGTTCTTCAAGAACCACTCAATCTGGGCGACCTCCTCAAGTACGAGGCGCCCAATCTGTACTCGCGCGAGCGCGTCACCGTGGCCGCCGGCCAGAGCCTGGCGCTCGGCACCGTGCTCGGCATGGTGACCGCCACGGGCAAGGTCAAGCAGCTCGATCCGTCCGCCACCGATGGCAGCCAGTACGCCGCCGGTGTGCTGATGCAGCCGTGCGACGCTCACCTGGCCGACCGTGACGACGGCCTCATGGTCGCGCGCCACGCCATCGTCGCCTCCCACGCGCTGCAGTGGCCCGCCGGCATCGCCGCCGTCGAGCAGCACGCCGCGATCTCTCAACTCAAGGCACTGGGCGTCCTGGTGCGCGTCGGAGCCTGATCGATCATGCAGAATCCATTCACCAATCCCGCTTTCGAGATGGCCTCGATGACGGCGGCCATCAACCTGATCCCGAACCGGTACGGCAAGCTGGAGCAGATGAACCTCTTTGCGCCGAAGCCGGTGCGCACGCGGCAGATCATCGTTGAGCAACGCGAGGGCGTGCTGACGCTGCTGCCGACGCTCCCCCCAGGTTCGCCCGGCACGGTCGGCACGCGTGGCCGGCGCAACGTGCGTTCGTTCGTCATCCCACACATCCCGCACGACGATGTGGTGCTGCCCGAGGCGGTGCAGGGCCTGCGCGGCTTCGGTTCGGAGACCGAACTGGAATCCGTGTCGAACGTGATGGCAGAGCGTCTGGAGACGATGCGCAACAAGCACGCCATCACCTTGGAGCACCTGCGCATGGGCGCGCTCAAGGGCGAGATCCTCGACGCGGACGGCTCGACCCTCTACAACCTGTTCGAGGAGTTCCGCATCCAGCAGAAGGTGGTGAACTTCGAACTGGGCGTCGACAAGACCGAGGTTCGGAACAAATGCACGGACGTGCTCGGCATGATCGAGGATTCCCTGCTCGGCGAAGTCACGACCGGCGCGCACTGCCTGTGCTCGACCGATTTCTTCAAGGCGCTGGTCAGCCACAAGAGCGTCAAGGAGGCTTATTCGCGCTGGCGCGAAGGGATCATGCTGATCAACGACGTGCGTGCCGGCTTCGAGTTCGGCGGCATCACCTTCGAGGAATACCGGGGCAAGGCGTCCGACGCGGCCGGCAAGGTGCGCAGCTTCATCGAATCAGGCGAGGCACACGTCTTCCCGGTGGGCACCATCGACACCTTCGGCACGTACTTCGCGCCGGCCGACTTCAACGAGACGGTCAACACGCTGGGCCAGCCGCTGTATGCCAAGCAGGAGCCGCGCCAGTTCGGCCGGGGCACCGATGTGCACACCCAGTCCAACCCGCTGCCGATGTGTCTGCGGCCGGGCGTGCTGGTCAAGCTGACGATGGGGTGACCATGGATATCGTGGCAACCCTCTATGAAGCCGCCGCCAATGCGGGGCTCCTGAAGGAGTGCGTCTGGCGGCCGTCCGATGGCAGCCCGCCGCGCACCAACATGGTGGGCTTTGCGGCCCCCGATGAGACGCTGCTCGATGGCCTGACAGTCAGCACCGAGTACGTGATGTCCTATCCCGCCACGATCTTTGCGGGGCTGGGTCCCCGCGAGACGGTCGAGATCGCCGGTGGGGTCTTCCAAGTGCGGGAGCTGCGCGCGGTCGGCGACGGCTCCGAGATCCGCGCCAAGCTCACGCGGCTGTAACCCCGATGGCAGTCAACTCCGTCCGTGAGCGGATCCTGCTCGCGGTGATGGCGGCCGTCCGTGCACCGGCCCAGGCGGCGGGCGCCACGCTGCACCGGTCGCCCACCGTCGCCATCGCGCGCGAGCAGTGCCCGGCGCTGGTGGTGTATCCGGAGAGCGATGCCATCGCCAGCCGGGCCAACGATCGGGTCACGCGCGAACTGACCGTGCGGGTGACGGCGCTGGCCCGCGCCGTGCCGCCCGCCGCGCCGGAGACCGCAGCCGACCAACTGCTGACCGCCGCGCACGCTGCGCTGATGGCCGACGTGAATCTCGGTGGCCTGGCGCTCGGCATCCATGAACTCGATTGCGAGTGGGACGTCGAGGACGCCGACGCCGTGGCCGCCGCGATTCCGGCGCGCTACCGCATCACCTACCGGACCCTGGCCGCCGATCTGGCGACGCCTGCCTGAAGTCGCCGATCCAGGCGGCAACCTGCACTTCGAGAGCCCCGTCCGGGCCGCTCTCACCCCCGTACCCATTTCTGCGTAACGCAAGGAAGTTCCCCCAATCATGAGTACCTACGCCTCCTTCCAGGGGCGCGTCTTCCTCGGCAAGCGCGATGCCGCGGGCGTGCCCTACGAGGTGCGCTCGCCCGGCAACGTGGCCGAGCTGAAGCTGTCCCTCAAGACCGACGTGCTGGAGCACTACGAGAGCCAGTCCGGCCAGCGCACGCTGGACCACCGGATGGTCAAGCAGAAGTCGGCCACCCTGAACCTGACCATCGAGGAGTTCACCCGCGACAACCTCGCCCTGGCCCTGTACGGCAACCACGTCACTGGCGACGCAGGCGCGGTCAACGACGAGCCGGTCGGCGGCGCGGAGCCACTGGTGGGCGACCGCTACTTCCTGGCCCACCCGAAGGTGTCGAAGCTGGTGATCAAGGACAGTGGCGCCAAGCCCGCGACGCTGGTGGCCGGTGTTGACTACACCGCCGACCTGGATTTCGGGTCGATCCAGTTCCTGCGCCTGGACGATGGCGGCACGCCGCCGGTGCCCTACGTGAAGCCATTCAAGGCGAGCTACGCCTATGGCGTCGCCACCGAGATCGGCATCTTTACCCAGCCGCTGCCCGAGCGGTACCTGCGCCTGGAGGGCCTGAACACCGCCCAGGGCAACGCCAAGGTGCTGGTCGAGCTCTACCGGGTCGCCTTCGATCCGCTCAAGGAGCTTTCGCTCATCTCGGACGAGTACAACAAGTTCGAGATGGAGGGCTCGCTGCTGGCGGATCCGACCAAGCCGTTCGACGCGGTGCTCGGCCAGTTCGGCCGGATCGTGCAGCTGTGAGGGCGGCCATGGACGATCTGGACACACTCATTCCGCAGCCGGTCGAACTTGTCGTGGGTGGGGAGGCGCTCGCCATCCACCCGCTCAAGGTGGGCCGGCTGCCGGCCTTCCTGCGCGCGATCTCGCCGACGCTGCAGCAGTTGAATGCCCCGCAGATCGATTGGCTCGCGCTCTTCATCGAGTATGGCGACGATCTGCTGCAGGCCGTCGCCATCGCGGTGGACAAGCCGCGCGCGTGGGTCGATGGGCTCGCGGCCGACGAGGCGATTCTGCTGGCTGCCAAGGTGGTGGAGGTGAACGCGGATTTTTTTACCCGGACGGTGCTGCCGAGGCTCGACGGCCTGTTCGCACAGGTGACGCAGTCTGCCGCGTCTGGTTCGACGCCATCCAACGGCTGATCGACCACGGCCACCGGCTGCCCGACGTCCTCGGCTACACCCTGGCCCAGGTGCGCGGCTTCTTGGATGTCACCGTGCGTGCGGACGCGGCGCGCGACGCCCGGCTGCTGTCGATGATCGCCATCGGCACGCGGGGGGACGCGCGCAACCTTGAGCGCACGCTTGATCAGCTCAACGACAAGGCAAACAGCCATGCGCATTTCCGTTCGAATCGATAGCGCTGCGGCGCAGGCCCAACTGCGCCGCTGGGCTGGGGACTTCCGGCCGAAGGTGAAGAAGGCTGTCGCACAAGCCATGGTCGGCGAGGCGGCGGAGCTCAAGCAGGACATGCGCGATCACGTCGCCGGGCAGATGCGGGTGGTCAAGAAGTCCTTCCTCAAGGGCTTCACGGCCAAGGTGTTGGACAAGGATCCGAAGCGTTTGCCGGCGCTCTATGTGGGCTCGCGTGTACCGTGGTCAGCGATCCACGAGCGGGGCGGCGTGATCGGTGGCCGGCTGCTGATTCCGCTCTATGGGCGGGCCGGCAGGAAGCGCTTCAAGGCGCAGATCGCCGAGCTGATGCGAGGCGGCAACGCCTACTTCGTGAAGAACGACCGGGGGAACGTGGTGCTGATGGCCGAGAACATCGGGGAGCACGACCGGCCGCTCGCGGGTTTCAAGCGCCGTTACCGCAAGGCCGAAGGCGTCAAGCGGATCAAGCGTGGCGCGGACGTTCCAATTGCGGTGCTGGTGCCGCGTGTCGTGCTCAGGAAGCGGCTCGACATCGAGCAGGTGGTGGCGCGGCGCATCCCGCGCTTGGCCACCGCCATCGAGGCACGCATCCGGCAGCTGGGCTGACCGGTGTGCGCCTCGTGGCGGCAGGCGACGCTTGCCGGTGAATCAGGCGATCAGGTATTTGTCGCGGTTCTTGCCGATCCAGGCCGGGGCGCGGCCACGACCGGTCCACGTGGCGCCAGTCTTCGGGTCGCGGTACTTGGGGGCCGGTGCGGCTTTGGGGCCGCGCTTGGCGCGCTTCGGTGCCAGGCCAATGTCCTCGGCGGTCAGGCCGTAGTCCTGCACGACCTGCCGCACTTGCGCGGTGATCTCAGCCAGTTCTTTCTGACGAGCGGCTTCGAGTTGCTCTTCGAGCTTGTTCTTTTGAGCAAGCAGGTCTTTGTAGGTTGCCATGTGGTTTCTTCCCGAAAGATCGTTGTAGTTGAAATAACCGAGGCGATGATCACCAATACCAAATCGCAAAGGCGTACATGCCATCGGATAGCGAAATTTTAGCTGCAACTTAAACGCGCTGCGTGTGCGGTGCAGCAAGAATTTCAATAAATGAGAAAGTATTGAGCATTCCCGCCGAACCCAACGGCGCCTGGATCGGGCTCCCATAACGCGGCGCTGTCGCCCGAAGCTTTAAAGGAGCACCCCATTCGCTTTGAATTGGGTGCGTCGTCAGCGGAGTGTGGTTCTGTGTCGTTCCGCGACATTCCAGGTTCGACTGCCTTTCGCGCCTATTCGTCCGGGCAGCCAGAGGAACCCCAATCCCTCGCGGCTGATTCCTGTCGCCGCCCTGCGGCACATCCCTGCAACACCACCTTGCTGAAGAGCAGTCCCCAGCCATTCCTTTACCCGGCGGCTTCGCCGCTGCCCGCCCGCTGATGTCCCCTGGACATCGGCATTCAACGCCACCTCGATTCGATCGGTTGCTGGCACCTGGGCGACTGGCTGTCTCAGAGCCAAAAGCATGAAAACAACTATCACCCTCGACACCGACGGCTGCCGGATCGGGAGACGACGCACGCCTTGCGGTACCAGCGTCAATGCGGCACACGATTCGACAGCCACTGTACACGTCGTCTCGATGTCCGGCGGTAAGGACAGCACTGCAACAGCGCTTGTCGCAATTGAACTGCATGGCGTCGACGCTTGCCGGTTCGTGTTCGCCGATACCGGCAACGAGCATGAGGTGACCTACGACTACGCGCTGAACTATCTGCCACACGCCCTCGGCATCCGCATCGACGTGGTCCGCGCGGACTTTGCCGACGAGTTCGCCACCAAGCGGGCCAACCTGGCGCGGATCGCCGCCGGAGAGCCCGAATCGGCAGTCTATGGCAAGCGCCAGTTCAAGTACCGGTGGACGCCCAGTACCGCTGCCCGCGCGTTGGAACTGCTGCATCCGACGGGTGTTCCGTTTCTGGACCTTTGTCTGGTGCGTGGCGGATTCCCGAGCCGGAAGCGCCAGTTCTGCACCGAATACCTGAAGCGCAATCCACTCACGGAGTACGCGCTGAACCTGGCCGACGCTGGCTACCACGTCGAATCGTGGCAGGGCGTGCGCGCCGACGAGAGTGAGGCACGTCGCTGGCTTCCGTCCTACGAGTACCGCGGCACGAGGATGGCGATCTACCGCCCGATTCTGCGCTGGCGGGTCAATGACGTGTTCGAGGCGCACAGGGTGGCCGGCATCGCGCCGAACCCGCTGTATCGCAAGGGGATGCATCGCGTCGGCTGCATGCCCTGCATCAACTGCAGCAAAGGGGAGTTGCGCGAGATCGCGCACCGGTTCCCCGAGCACATTGAGCGCATCGCCGAATGGGAGCGGCTCGTTTCCCAAGTGTCCCGCCCGCGCACGCCGGTCTCCTTCTTTCATCTGGGCACGCAAGGCCATGCGGGCCAGTCTTCCACGATCCACGCGGTTGTGGAGTGGAGCAAGACCACACGCGGTGGCCGGCAGTTCGACCTGCTGGCTGGCCTTGCCGAGCCCACCGTCTGTTCTTCCGCCTATGGCCTTTGTGAGTAGCAGGGACATGGGCGCCTATTACAACGAGATCGATCCGTATGCGGCCGCATGGCTGCGCAACCTGATCGCCGCCGGCCACATCGCGCCGGGCGACGTAGACGAAAGAGACATTCAAGATGTGCGACCCGAAGACCTACGGGGATATAGCCAGCACCACTTCTTCGCCGGTGTCGGCGTCTGGTCCTTGGCACTGCGCCGCGCAGGCTGGCCAGATGACCGGTCCGTCTGGACCGGCTCCTGTCCGTGCCAGCCTTTCTCCCAGGCAGGCAAAGGCCTCGCGTTTGCTGACGAGCGGCACTTGTGGCCAGCCTGGTATCACCTCATCAGCGAGTGCCGACCTGCAATTGTTTTTGGAGAGCAGGTTGCGGGCAAGGGCGCAGATGCTTGGATCGACCTTGTACAAGATGACATGGAAGCCGTGGACTACGCCGTCGGGGCGATCCCGTTTCCGGCTGCGGGCGTCGGTGCTCCGCACATCCGCGACCGGCTCTACTGGGTGGCCCACGCCGACGGCGGCGCTGGCGGCAAAGGGCGTGAGATCGTTCGAGGGCGGCTTGGCAGAGGCGATGCGCAACCATGGGCCCGATCTCGCGGCGGCCGTGTGCTTGACGGGATGGCCGACGCCGATGGCCGGCACACCAGCGCAGAACGGCAACAGCGCGGCGGGCAACAGCGACAGCAGCCGGAGGACGGTTGCGCTGTTGCTTGGGTGGCCAACGCCGACAGCACGGGATTGGCGCAGTGCGAGCGGCTCACCCGGCTATCTGGAGGCGAGGGCAGCGCAGACGCGCGGCAAGCCTCTGAACGAGGAGGTCTATGTCCAGCTCGCTGGCTGGCCGACTCCGAGCGCCAACGAATTCGCCCACGCAGATCCGGTAGCACTGGCGGCGCGTCGGGAGCGCTGCAAGGAGACGACGGGAAACGGAAACGGGTTCGGGCTGACTCTTGCCCAACTCATGACGCTTCATCCTCCCCAGCCGGCCCGACTAACGGCTTCTGGCGAGATGCTGACTGGCTCCAGTGCAGGGATGGGCGCTGGCGGCCAGTTGAACCCGGCACATTCCCGCTGGCTGATGGCGCTCCCGCGCGAGTGGGACGACTGCGCGCCTTCGGTAACGCGATTAATGCGGAAGCGGCGCGTGCCTTCATCGAGCACGTGACGGAGTGGTTGCGGTGACGATCAGGAATCTGTGGCTGAGTTGGGCGTAGCCACTGAGCAGGCACATCTAGCCGCGCGGCACTCGCGCGGCGCATGTACGGACATCGCATCAACCGTGAAGCATCAACCAGCGCCACGCTTGTTCGATTTCTCCTTGGGATCGTAGTGAATCGCGTCCAGCATCGCTGCTCGGCAATCCCAGATACGGCGCTCAATAGTGTCGAGCGGTCTGGGGTGGAGCCACCAGCTAGTCTGACGCATCGGTTCGATGACTCGCTGCCAATAGTTGGCGAGGCTCAGCGTGGTTGGGGCTTGCCCAAAGTCGGCACAGATTCCCTTCCTATTCGGACCATCTACGCACACGAACTGGTCGGGACGCTTCATCGCTAGTAGTCGAGTGCCAGTCGCAAGCCCGCCAGATTGCGGCGTGTTGACGAAGGCAGCCTTAAACTTCTTCACGTAGCGCTCGTAGTCTTCGAGCGTGACTGTCCCAGCGAACGGTATGCACTCTAGTGCATGTGAAAGGCCGGTTGGCCGATTGATTACGAGCGTCGCGAAAGAGGGATTTGCGCTCATAGCGCCAAACCACTTCCATTTCACATTATCCGACTGCACGAGTTGATCCCCAGTTGTACCGGCAATCCGCTTGCGATCATCCGTATCTAACCGTTCAAAGGTGTCGGCCCCACGGAATATCTTCGCGATTCTCTCCAAGACATCCAAGCGACCTTCGACGCCGTGAGTTGTATCTGCCTTCACTGAGGTGACGTAGGCTTGCCAGTTCAGATCTTGGGTACTGACTTTCCCCTTTACTGAGCTTGGCCTACAAGTCGGAACCCAGCGTTCGAGCTCCTTTCGATTAGGCTCGACTCTGCGGTAGTTGGCTCTGTAAGCGTGGAGCCAGCCTTGATCAATGACAGACGCTTCGCACCATCTCTCAGTAATCGATGCGTGGAGATCAGAAAACACCTGTTCATTAGACGAGCCTTTCAGCAGCACGCTCGCCTCGATGTTGTTGGTGAAGGCTGATTTTGTGAGGTTGTGGCTCCCGATAACTGCCGCTGTCTCTTTACCCAAATCGAATGTATAGACCTTGGGATGAAACAGCGGTCCGTCCGGCGGACTAACCCTAAAGCTAGGAATGCCTAAGAAGCGCTCCAGCACAGCGGGACTTGTGACGTAACCGTGAGTTCCGACGAGGAGGTGCCTGAATTTGGCTTTGAGTTTGTACGCTGTTTCGACAAGATCGTTCTCGGTGGCCCATGCAACGGTCCAAGCCATGGACATGCAGTGCTCGGCTAAACGCAGAATGGTCTTTCTAGCCTCCCTGTTGCTAGTCAGGTACGTCACGTCCATTTCCACCCCTACCGTCAGCTGTTTATGGAGATCACCTCGCGCGCGTATGGTCGGTGTGACCCACCGCGGGCTGTTCTGACATAGCTCCCCACGGAGCAATTCTTTACCGATGGCCAATAACCGTATCAGCATCCTCGTCGCACTCGATGGCGCCGACGAGGGGTTCAAACGCGCCATAGCTTCTGCCGAACGAAGTCTAGGAGAACTCACCTCCGCTGCCAAAACGGCTGGCGACAGGGCCGCAGCGGGCCTCGCCCAGGTCAAAGCCGGGGTCTCCGTCATCAGCGAGCAGATCACCGCAGCCAGAACTCAGGTGCTCGCCTTCCTGTCGATCAACTGGGCCACCGGCAAGCTGCAGGAGATCGTGCAGGTCGCCGACGCCTGGAACATGATGGCCGCGCGCCTCAAGCTTGCTACCGCCGGCCAGCGCGAATTCACCACCGCGCAGACCGCACTGTTCGATATTGCTCAGCGCATCGGCGTGCCGATTCAGGAGACCGCCACGCTGTACGGTAAGCTCCAGCAGGCGGTACGGATGCTCGGTGGCGAGCAGAAGGAGGCGCTCACCATCACCGAGAGCATCTCGCAGGCGCTGCGTATCTCCGGCGCCTCGGCCAACGAGACGCAATCGGCGCTGCTGCAGTTCGGCCAAGCGCTGGCGGCGGGTGTGCTGCGCGGCGAGGAATTCAACTCGGTGGTCGAGAACAGCCCGAGGCTCGCGCAGGCTCTGGCCGATGGCCTGAACGTCCCGATAGGCCGCCTGCGCAAGATGGCAGAGGAGGGGCGCCTGACGGCCGATGTGGTCGCCAATGCGCTGCTGTCGCAGAAGAACAAGCTCGCCACCGAATACGCCCAGTTGCCGGCGACGGTCAGCCAGGCGTTCGAGCGGCTGCGCAATGCCTTCGGGCAATACATCAACCGGGTCGACCAGGCCACCGGCTTCACCGCCAAGCTGTCCGACGCACTAACGTGGCTGGCGCAGAACCTCGATACGGTGATGCGCTGGCTCACGCGCCTCGCCGAAGTCGGCCTCGCCGTGCTCGTCTACCGGCTGATCCCGGCCCTGATTACCGCGTGGCAGACCGCAGGCGCCGCCGCCGTCACGGCAGCGAGCGCCACCTCCGCCGCCTGGGCCACGGCGAACCTGTCGGTGTCGGCCGCCATTGCCAGCGTTGGCGTGCTCCGGACCGGCTTCGCCACGTTGGGCGCGTTCCTCGTCGGCTGGGAGATCGGCACGTGGCTGTCGGAGAAGTTCGAGATCGTGCGCCGCGCCGGCATCTTCATGGTCGAAGTGCTGATCAAGTCCGTCGAGGAACTGCGCTTTCACTGGGAGGTGTTCGCCGCCATCTTCACCTCCGACACCATCGCGGAGGCGACCAAGCGCCACCAGGCACGGCTCGCGGAGATGAACCGGATCTTCGCGCAGATGGTTGCCGACGCCGGCCGGGGCACGGATGCGGCCAAGGGCGCCATGAACGCGGCAGCGGGTGCCGCCGAGGAGATCGCCAAGCGCTTGGAGGCGGTGCGCCAGGGCACGCAGGAGGCGGTCGGCCGCGGCGCCGAGGCTGTCCACACGGCCCTGGAGAAACTCAAGTCCCGGATCGGTGAGGTCGAGCAGGCGGTGTCCAAGTCCAGCCAGACCGTGAACGACGCCACCGCCAGGATGGCCGAGGCGTACAAGGGACTCGGCTCGATGGTCGAAGCGAACCTGCAGCGCCAGGTCGAGGCGGTCAAGGCGCGCTACCAGCAGGAGCAGGCGGCGCTGGAGCGCTCGGGCCAGGCGCAGGCGGTGCAGATCGCCAAGTCGACCCAGCTGCTGGTCGAGGCCCTCACGCAGCAGACCACGCTGCGCCAGCAGGCCGCGACCGATGCGTTGAAGCTGATCGATGACGAGTCCCGCGCCCGCGTCGATGCCGCCGCCCGTGACGGCAAAACCGAGGCCGAGCGCACGGCCAACGTGCAGCGGGTCGAGAACGAGATCCTGGCCACGCGCCGGCAGACGCTGACCCAGGCGGTCGCAGAATACCGCCAGCACATCGACGCGCTCAACGCCGAGGCGAACCGGCATCTGGCCGAGGTGCGGCGTATCGAGGACGAGAAGCGTCAGCTGTCGATGTCGACGGAAGAGCGCATTCGCGACATCCGCCGCGCAGGGCTATCGGACTACGAGGCGCAGGAGGACCGCAAGCGCCAGATCGCCGAATACCAGACCAGCGCCCGAGCAGCGCTGGCCGACGGCGAATTCGACCAAGCTCGCCAGCGCGCCAGCAAGGCCATGGACCTGGCCGCCCAGGTGGCGAGCACGCAATCGAGCGAAGCTAAGCGCGCGGAGGATGCGCGCCGGCAGTCCGAGCAGGCCGTCTCACAGGTGGCCCAGCTGGAAGCCCAGGCCCGAGAGGCAACCGGCCGCCGGGAGTATGCGCAGGCCGAAGCCCTGACGCGCCAGGCGGACGAGCTGCGCGCCCAATCGGCACAGCAGGCGGCGAACGCCGACGCCCAGGCGGTGCAGGGCAAGGCCGCCGTCAACGAAGCCATCGGCCGCATCCGCGATTCGCAGGCGATCCTCAACCAGACGCTCGATGCGGAGGCCCAGGCGCACCAGCGCGCCGCGCAGTCGGCGGTGTCGGCCCGCCAGGGCATCCAGCAGACGCTGGCCCAGACCGACAGCCAGATCGCCCAGCTGACGGCCAAGCTGCAGCAGGGTCTCAAGGTCACCATCGATGCGGACACCCAGCGTTTCGACAAGGCCATCGCCGACCTCGACAAAGCCCTGGCCGAGCGCGACCGGCTGGTGGTCATCAAGGCCGATCTGGAGCAGGCCGAGAAGACGCTGCAGGACTACGAGCAGCGGCTCAAGGAAGGCAGGACCCTGCCGGTCGATGCCGACGTGTCCAAGGCACTCGCCTCGCTGGACAAGCTCAACGCCTACGCCCGAGAGAATTCACAGCTGGAGCTGCGCGTCGCCACCGAGAAGGCGCGTGCTGCGATCGCCAACGTCGAAGGCATGTTGCGGGCACTGGACCGCGTGCAGACCGAGTCACGCCATCGCGTCGCCAGCAATGTCGATGTGGTGCGCGCCGAGGTGCAGAGCCTGAACGGCATGAATACGTCCAGCACGCACACCATTGCCGTGCGCCGGGTGGAGGCGAACGCCTCGGGTGGGGTGGTCGGCGGCGGCGTGCAGCAGTTCGCCGAGGGCGGACCGGTTGCGCCCACTTTCCCGCGCATGACCAGCGGTTCGGTGCCGGGCACGGGCGATCAGGACACGGTGCCGCGCACGCTGGACGCCGGCGCCTTCGTGATTCGCAAGGCCGCCGTGCGCAAGTACGGCGCCGGGACGCTGGCGCAGCTTGCCAACGGCGTGGCGCGCTTCGCCACCGGCGGGGCGGTGCTGTTCGGGGGGCGTGGCGGCAGCCAGCCGAGCGGACCGAAGCGCAACCGCGACGTGGTCGAGGCCCGCAAGATGATCGACCTGGGCCTGCAGGGCATGGGCGACTACGCCTCCTGGGCGCAGCACCAGGGCGGCGCCTGGGTCAGTTCGGACATGCGCTCGCGCACGATGACGAACTACGGCAGGCAGGCCGAGCGCGACCGGCAGGCGCTCGATGGGTTGGCTGAGCGCAAGCAACTGACCACCGCCGAGCGCCAGACCATCGAACGAATCAAGACCACGTGGCGCCAGGCCATGGCCCAGCCGATGCTGTGGGGCAAGGATCTGGAACGGGACCTGCTCGACTACATGGAGCAGCACCAGGGCGAGTTCTACCGCGACGGCGGTGTGGCGCCTTCCGACACGGTGCCGGCCATGCTGACGCCTGGCGAGTATGTAGTGAACCGGCAGGCGGTCGAGCGCCACGGCGTGGCCTTCTTCGATGCCATCAACAACCTCGCGTTGCCGGCCCGGGCGCTGGCGAACACAGTCCGGGGCTACGCCACGGGCGGGCTCGTCCAGCCGCTAGCGGGCATGGCGGCCAGGGCGTCGCAAGCGGTGTCTGGCGCCTGGAAGGGGGCGGATCCTGCGGCGGCGCTATCGCAGGTGCTGGCCACCGCCATGCGTGCGCCGGTGCCTGCCTATGCGGCAGAGGTGGCGCCGGCCCGCACCATCCGCGTGGAACTGGCCTCCGGTGGCCGGACGGTCGCCGCCACCATCGACGCCCGCGACGAAGCGCGGCTGCTCGAACTCCTCAAAGAAGCCCAATCCAGGGCGCTGTAACTCCGATGCAATTGAAGAACCTGGCGGGCAGCGCGGTCCTCGCGCTGCCCGATGACCTGCTATGGGCGGACGAACACGCCTGGACGCCCGCCGTGGCGGCGGTGTCGTACCTGCTGACCGGCGCGCTGCTGGTCGAATCGGCGGCCCGCCAGAAGGGGCGCCCCATCACGCTGGTGGGCGCCGCCGACATGGCCTGGGTGACCCGCGCGACGGTGAACACGCTGTACGCCTGGGCGGCGACACCCGGTCGGCAGTTCGAACTGACCCACACCGATGGCCGCGTCTTCACCGTCGCGTTTCGCCATCACGAAACCGCCATCGAGGCCGAGCCGGTGACCGGCTTTCCGGCCCGGCGCGAAGGCGACTTTTATCGGCTGACCGTGCGCCTCATGGAAGTGTGAAGGTGATGGCCTTTTCGCGATCGTCGGTCCAGCAGGTACTCAGGTTCTTGGCTTTGCAGCGCTCGTAGGCTTTCTGACCGAGCAGTTCGCGCGTCTTGCGCAGATTCTTGTCGGTCACGGTTTCGCCGCGCACGGTGTTGTCGCGCCAGCCACAGTAATACACCTTGTGGGCCTCCTCGACATCGCGCCGGAATCGCGCCACATCCTGCGGCTTGACCTCATGGTCGGCCGGTACCGTTGCCGGGATGTGTCCAGCGAATGTCTCGAAGAACGCTTTTGTTGAGAACCGGTTGTCTGGGTTGAACACCAGGCCGAGCGCGTCGCACAGCGCCCTGTAGTCAGCGTTTTCCAGGCGCGGATCGATTTCAAAGCCCGGTTTGACCTCGACCTCGAACACGAGGTTGTAGCCCCGCGCGCCGAACAGCAGCAGATAGGGCGATTCGTCGATGAAGAAAAACACATCGAAGCTCACTCGCCCGTGCCGGTAATCGAACCGGATGCGCTCCAGCTTCCGTGCCCGCATGTCCTTGTACAGCGGTGCCAGCCCATCAAGCCTCATCGTCACCTCCAGAAGGAACAGTAACCAGAATGGCAATTCTGACAGGGGATATCAAACTCCTGGCCGCCGAGCGCCTGCTCGATACCCCCGACGGCGGCGGCCGCATGACCGGCCACGTCGTGGTCGACGGCCAGTCGAACAACCTGTTCCCCGACATCTCCGAGCTCGACCGCACCTACGGGCGCGTGTCGCTGCGCAAATCCTTTGTCGGGGTGCTGACCGATTCGACCGACTCGTACTACGGCGCCCACGCCATCCTCGCTGAGGCGCCAACCGATCCACGTGTCTCAGTCACGTTGTTCACCACCAAGTCGTGGACCGACCGGCGCGATGCCGCTAAGGACCGCGTCGAGCGATACCTCGCGCGCGGCGTCAAATGGCCCGGCCAACTGCTGGAACGGCAGCTCACCGGCCAGCGCGCCATCACGCTGCTGCTCAAGCCCGCCGACGCCTTGCCGCGCGTTGGGCAGGCGCTGGTGCTGGTGCAGGACGAGGCCAAGCCGACCGAGATTGAGCAGTACGTGCGGGTCACGCGAATCACCACAACCGAGCGCGAATTCACCGTCAGCGAGGGCGGCGATACCGTCAAGTTCGCGGCGATCGTCGCGACCTGCGAGATCTCCGACCCGCTGCGCTACGACTTCGAGGGGCTGGCGCCATCCAACCGGGATGACGTCTCGGCCAAGGCCGTGGTGCGCGACACGATCGTCGCCAACGCCGCGGTTTACTACGGCATCGCCCCCACTGTGGCCGAGGCTCGGGTGGGGGACCTGCGCGTGCAGGTACCGAGCCTGTTCGGGCAACTGGTGCCGTCCGCGCAGTCGGAGACGCCGCTGGTGGACCTGAACGCCGCCGGGCAAGCGGTACCGCTGCTGGAGAGCGGCACCGGTGTGCTGACCTACACGGCCAACGGCCAGGTCGCCAGCGGCCGCAACCTCTACCTGGGCAACCCGCTGGTGCCGGGCAGCCTGCGCATTGCCGGTGGCGGCTACACGTTCACCGATTCGGCGGGCCAGCTCAAGTCGGGTACGAGCACCATCGGCACGGTCGACTACGCCAGAGGAATGCTGTCCTTCAAGGATGGCACGCCCGCGTTTGGAGGCAACTTCGAGGTCAGCTTCCGGCCCGCTGGCGCCCCTACCCGCGTGGCCGATACCGCCGCGATCGCCATCGCCCAGGAGAACCGCGGCTACGCCTACACCATCACGCTGTCACCGCCCCCGAAGCCCGGCGCGCTGATCATCTCCTACATGGCCCAGGGCAAGTGGTACGACCTGCGCGACCAGGGCGACGGGGCGATCAGGGGGACCGATTCGTCCTTCGGGGCGGGGACGCTGGACTATGTGACCGGCTCGGTGATCCTGACGACCGGGGCCCTGCCGGACGCCAACACGGCCATCCTGTTTTCGTGGGGCAGCGGTGCCAACTACTTCAACCGCGTCGGTACGACAGTCGCGCCGCCGACCGTGCGCCACACCGTGGCACATCCAGGCATCGCGCCGGGCACCTTGCGTATCACGTGGCCCGACGGTGCGCGTCAGCGTGTGGCCACCGACGACGGGCACGGGGTGATCACGGGCGACGGATCCGGCACCGTGCGCTATGCGCGCGGCGAGCTGGTCTTCCGGCCCGCCGTGCTGCCAGCCGGTGGGGCGGAACTGACCCTCGACTACGAGTGGGGGCCGCCGCAGGAAGCGAACTTCGCGCACCCGCTGCGCAACGCCGATGGCACTGTCACGGTCCGGCTGGCGCAGACCGACATCCGCCCGAACACGGTCGAGCTCGAGTTCAACCTGCTGATCGAGAACTACCAGTCGATCTCGGGCACGCCCGCCGAGATGCAGGTGGTGCAGCGCGTCGACCCGATCAAGATCGCCCGCGACACTGGCGGCGGCGCGTTTGATGCCGCTGTGGTCGGCCGGATCGACTACGCCAGCGGCAGCATTACCTTCCGGCCCGACACGACAGTCAACATCCCGTTCGCGCGCTACAGCGTGCAGCAGCTGGGCTGGACGGTGGAGGGCAACGAGCGCCGCCCGGTCTACCGCAATACGTTCAGCCACTGGGAGTACAAGCCGGCTGGTGCATCGATGCCCATCGACGACTCGGGCTACGTCAAGGTGCGCTACCGCGCCGCCGACGCGGCGAACGCGGCCACCGAGACCGTGACGCTCGCGCAGCTGGAGGTCGACCTGACCGACCACTACGCCGAAGCCATCGTGCCCGGCAGCCTCCGCTTCGGCCTGGGCGGCAAGGTCTACGTGGACCGGCTGGGCTCGCTGGTGACCGACATCAACGCCAACACCGGGGCGGGCACCCAGGCCGGCACCATCGACTACGCCTCGGGCCGGGCGCTGCTGACCGTGTGGCAGCCGGGCGCGGGCAACGTGGTGTCGATGCAGTCGCTGCTGACCGAACTGGGCGGCCAGCCGGTTGATGAGGTGGTCTTCCGCGTGCCGGCGGCGCCGGTGCGGCCGGGTAGCCTGCAGATCCGCGCCGTACCGCTCACCGGCGGCCAGATCACGGCCACCGCCAACGCGGACGGCACCATCGCGGCAGCGGGCATGCTCGGCACGGTGGACTACCAGACCGGGGTGGTGCGCGTGCGCTTCGGGCGCCTCGTGCCTGCCGTCGGCCGGGAAGGCGAGATCTGGTACAGCGCCGATGCCGTGCGCAACGGCCAGCTTGTCCAGCCGCTGCCGGTGCTGGCCGACACGCTGCGCTTCAACGCGGTGGCTTTCACGTACCTGCCGCTGTCGGCCGACGTGCTCGGGCTCGATCCGGTCCGGCTGCCGCTCGATGGGCGGGTGCCGATCTTCCGGCCGGGGGACGTGGCCGTGGTGCATCACACCGCGACCACGCCGTTTCCCGCCAATGCGCGCGCAGGCGACACGCTGGACGTCGGCCGCGTACGCCTGGCCGCCCTGCGGGTGCTGGATGCCGATGGCAAGCCGGTGTCCACGGACCGGTACACCGCCGATCTCGACGCCGGCACGGTGGTGCTGCGGGCATCGCCCGCTGGCTTGGCGCAGCCGCTGGTGGCCGAGCACCGCATCGAGGATATGGGCCTGGTTTCGGACACGCAGATCAACGGCGTGCTGACACTCACCCGGCCGCTGACCCACGACTATCCGGCGCACGACTCGCGGGTGTCGTCGGCACTGATTATCGGCGACCTGCAGGCCCGCGCCCACACGCTGTTCGCGCAGCAAACGTGGACGGGCGAATGGAAGGACGTGCGCATCGGCGCCAACACCATCGCCCAGTACAACGAGACGGTGTACCCGGTCGAGGTCACCAATCGCGGCGCCATCGAGGAGCGCTGGGCGCTGATCTTTACCAACACCAACGAGTTCCGCGTGGTCGGCGAGTCGGTCGGGCAGATCGCCGTGGGCAACACCGCCACGGATCTCGCGCCGATCAACCCGGAAACCCACGCCCCGTATTTCACGCTGCGCGCGGGCGGCTGGGGCGCAGGGTGGGCCGCCGGCAACGTGCTGCGCCTGTCCACGGCCGCAGCCAACTTCCCCATCTGGATCGCGCGCACGACGCTGCAGGGGCCTGCCACGCAGGCGAACGACGCATTCCAGATCCAGATTCGCGGCGACATCGATCGCTGACTTTGATCTCCATGACCATCAAGTATTTCCAGTCCAACCAGACCGGTGCACCGCAGCTGAGCGGCCAGCGCGGGACCCTGATCGCCGTGCTCAACGCCTGTCTCGGCAATGGCTTCAACCTGCGCACGCTGACCGCGATCACCCGCGAGGGCACGGTGGCCACTGCCACGGCCGACGCTGGCCACGGCTTCCGCGAGAACGACATCGTGCTGATCGCGGGGGCCAACGAGGCGGCCTACAACGGCGAGCACCGCATCCGCAATGTGACCACCAACACGTTCCAGTTCGAGGTCGCGGCCGACGCGGCCGCGCGCGCCACCGGGATCCTGACCGCAAAGATCGCGCCGCTGGGGTGGGAGATGCCATTCTCGGGCGAGGACCGCGCGGTCTACCGGTCGCGCGACGTGACCAGCAATCGATTGTTCCTGCGCATCGACGAGGCACCGCTCGCGGGCGACGGCAACTACGGGCGCGGCCCGCGCACAGTGCTGGCGCAGATGTGGGAAGTGCTCAACGACGTCGACAACGGCACGGGAAAGGCCGAGACGATGTGGCGCAAGGCGCAGAACGACAACGCGACGACGCGCCCCTGGGTGCTGGTGGGCGACAGCAAACGCTTCTGGCTGGCGGTGAACTGGAGCGAGAGCTACCCGAACCGCTACGCGCCGTACTTCTTTGGCGACTACCCATCCTTCAAGGCGGGCGATGCCTACGACACGATGATCGCCGGCTACTACGACCTGAACATCAATTGGGCCGAACCTTCCAGCAACCTCGTCACGGACAACGTCTACTCGGTCGGATCGGGTGTCGGCAACACGGGCATCTGGCTGGCGCGCGGGTATTCGCAGCTGGGTGGCCGCATCAACGCGCAGTGGGTCAGCGCCCCGGCGGGCGGGGGCAGCACGGGCCTTGGGGCCACCGCCGTGCCCTACCCGAACCCGGCCGACAACGGCATCTACGTGATGCCGCTGATGATTCAGGAGCAGACCGGCCCGTCGCTGCGCGGTCGCCTGCCTGGTCTGCTGTGTCCGCTGCAGTCGATCCCCGCGCCGGAGCCCTGGAAGTTTCCCGGGTTTGTGATCGACGGCACGCAGCGTGAGCTGCTGGTGGTCAATGGCGCGGCCAGCAACGGCAACGCGCGCCTGGCCTTCGATCTGACCGGCCCGTGGGATTGATCCATGGCCGGTGAAATCCCGAGGGTCGTTGGCGCGGCCAGCCGGGTCTCGCCAGGCGCTATCGCGGGCGCGCCCACGCAGCGGGTGCTGTACAACGAGACGCCCAACCTTGCCGGCAGCGACGCCGGCCCGTTGAGCCCGCAGGTGCACGACGGCGTGGTGCTTAGCGCGCCCGCGCCGCATGCGGGTGTCTCACCAACGCGGCACGGCGAATTGCCCGCCTCGCGCACCCTGGATTTCTGGGGCAACGGACGCATCGAGGGACGTGTCCGCATCGAGGGTGTCCCGGCCGCGCGCCGGGTGCGCCTGTTCGAAGCGCTGACGGGCCTGCTGGTCGCTGAAGCCTGGTCGCGCCAGGATGGCTTCTACCGCTTTGACTATCTCGATACCGGCCGCGACTTCTTCCTGCTGGCGCATGACCACGTGCGCCAGTTCAACGCCGTCATCGCCGATTGGGTTCGGCCCGAGCCCACCGTTTATCCATGATCACCTTGTCCGTACTGGTCCGGAACAGCCGATTGGCCGTGATCGGCCAAGCGCTGGATGCCGGCGCCGCTGGCGGCC